GATGCAGTAGGACCAGATCATGGCCCAGTAGTTGAAGAGTATCGCCAGACTATGAATGCATTGGCGTCTGGCATAGATGACATACTCAACGGGGAGAACTGTCCAAAGGACAAGAAGCAGATAGGCTTCTGTCTACTCATGTTTCCATTCGATGATGCAGCATCTCCACACAAGGAGCGTCTGAACTACATCAGCAATGCAGACATGCTGGACATGCGTATACTGTTCAAAGAGATGATTGCTCGCTTCGAGTATAGGATGCAACGAGGAGGTAAGGCACAATGCATAGCGTGTTCGATAAGTTCAACACACCTGACTCGCCGCTAATGTTCCCAGTAGGTGAGCGCAAGGTCGGATGGCTACAACGTGATGGCGAGTATCGTGAGACCAAAGGACACAAGGCCATCATCCGACTGAACAAGCAAGGCGACAATGCACAGCTACTGAACATCGTAGGCAGCAGCTATCGCCTAGTCCACAACCGTGAACTGTTCACAGCAGTAGAGGATGCAATGTGCCATGAGATGCTACCAGAACACCTTCACGATGTGCAGGTGCAGGACAGAATCAGTGGATGGGGTAGAGTATGCTTTCGTGAATATGTGTTCCCATCCATCAAGTGTCGGCTGCCTCGTTCACCATCCGATATCGGCTTCAGGATCATCGTGCAGAACGGCTATGGAGGTTCTGCACTCAGGCTACATGCTGGAGCCATAGACTTCTACTGCACCAATGGCATGATACGTGGTGAGTACGTGTCCACCTACAAGCGTCACACCAGCCGACTGACACTGCATGGTCTCAATGCATCCATCACCAAGGCGTTGCTTGACTTCAGCAATGCACGTTATGAGTGGGAACAGTGGAGCAACACACCAGTCAAGCATGAGAAGGCTATGGATCTGTTCCGTTCCGTTGCCAACAGTGAGAAGATGACCAACACACTGAGCGATCAATACATGCTTGAGCGTGATGTGCGTGGTGACAACCTGTGGGCTGTCTACTCGACACTGACGTATGTGGCATCGCATCCTGACAAGCTGCGTGCATCAGTGGAAGAGCAGGACAATGTAGCAGTCACCATGCTACGACATGAGATGGATGTGACTAGGTGGACACAGACTGAACAGTGGAAGCAGTTGGAGCTTACTTGACAAACGTGCAGTAGTGTGCTATACTACTTACTCAATGGAAGAAGGAACTCCGGAGCGAAGCGAAGCCAAACGCTACTACACAATACCAACCATCTACACATGAGGCACAAATGAAAGCCGTTGACTTGATGCGTTTGCTTCTAGAACACGTAGGAGACAAACGTCTGAATGCTGTTGTTGTCATGGAAGGTGACAAGCAGATCACAAACTGTTGGTGGGATGATGAGAAGAAGTGCATCGTCCTGAGCAGTTCAGCTAACTGACAATCATCTACATACTGTGAAGGACATGAGATGACCTTATCATCACGAGCCAAGAACAGACTGATCGCAGACATCAACGAAGCATTCTCTACACTTGGCAACAAACTGCCTGCACGTTCAGGCAACAACCATGAACCACTAGCATGGGAATACTTCATTGCCAGTCATCTTGCTAAGATCGCTGAAGGCAGACGTGACGAAGCAATGAAGAAGGCAGTCAGTGCAGGCATCATCCCTGATGTGACTGATCCTAAAGAGCAGCGTGAGCCTGGAACAAATGAGTTCGTGTTCGATGGTGAAATCGTCACCATCCTGTTGACGGTAGCCAAACCTCGTGTGCAATACGACATGAAGGTGCTGTCACAGCATTTGCTTGATGCCAAAGTTAAGCCTGCCGTTGTCAATGCAGCCATTGAAGCTGCGAGCAAACAGACTAGAGCAGGGCATCGCTTCACTACCATGCTGCGAACCAATGGTGATACTGTGTGAACCCAGACAACGAGTGTCGTCTACATTAGTAGGCGATACTCTCCTAGGAGGACCAATGAACGGCATTGTCCTGAACATGCCTACACAGACTAAGCCTAAAGAAGAGAGCCACAATTATCGTGGCCAACGCTACATGTTACGATTTGATCCTCATGCATCTGAGAACCAGCAGTGGACCTGGACTGTCTCATACACGATTGTGTATCCTTACTATGGCAGTGCGTCCTCACTCCCCAATGCTAAGCGTGCCGCTGAACGAAAGATACGAACACTGGTAGGACAGAATGAACGATGGAGCGAATGATCCTGACACAGTAGTCGATGCCTACGATACACCGACGCAACGAGCATCCATCAATCGTCTGTCTGTAGACGACTTGGATGCATGGCTCACTGCCATACGTGCAAGACGATTGGCTACTGTGCAGAAGCTAGAAGCCGCTGCACGAGTCAGAGCAGATGAAGTGCGACTCGTTGCATTCCTCAAGTATGAGAAGCAATACCAGCGTGCCAAGTCAGCACTGCAACGACTTGATGATCTGACTGATAAGGTAGAGGCCATAGTGCATAAGTGCAGACTACTTGCCTTGGCAGCAGAGCTTGAAGTGTCAACTGAAGGAGAGGATGATGCCGACTGTTAGTGGACCAGTACGAGCACGTGATCTACGGACCAACATCGCTGAGCATGGCTTCAATCATGGTGTGGTCATGACGCTTGAACGATTGCTTGACGAACACACACAGGACAGGCAGCATCTCCGTGACATGGCCTCGCTGCTTGATCAGTGCATTGATAAGGTCAGCCAGATGGTCAATGTCGGTAGCAGCATCACGCAGCAAATGGATCAGTTGAAGCGTGATCGAGACACAGGGGATGAAATTGACCACAGTCAAAGGGACAAGCCATGAACTCACATTACGGAACATTGAACCAGGCGATGAACAGCTAGAAGCGTTTGACTACACGAAGTGGTCAGCGATCAACACATGCCCTACGTGGGGCATCACACGATACCAGATGCATCTACGCATGCCACTACAAGGGCGTGTGTTGGCCTTAGAAGCAGGACATGCATTGCATGAAGTGTTCGCCTTCGTGCGACTGGCATCGTTGCTGGCACAGCATGAGGAGCGTGGCTACGACAAAGACTACATCAACACAGTCTACAACCATCATGGTGTTCGCTTGTTTGGTCTTGAACGCCTGACACACATCACTGAGCAGATCGCTACAGCTACAGACGTGCCTGATGTCTGCAAGCGTGGTGCCATAGCCATCCTTGACACGTCAGGCTTCTATGACGATCCACGAGACAAGCGTCGCACACTGTCCAACATGGAGGAAGCAGCCTATGCATACATCAACAGATGGCGTTACGATCATCCTGTGTGGTATCGGAGCGATACTGATCCTACCTGTGATGTGGGAATTGAGATACCATTTGAGCTACATGCTTCTATTACTGGTGACGATTACTTTCAGTTTCGCTTTGTTGGTCGCTTGGATGGTATCCACTATGATGGGGCGAAGCGTCTCATCGTCCATGACAACAAGACAGCTTCACGCCTGAACGATGCGTGGTCACAGTCCCAGGTCACGTCGCATCAGTACTCTGGGTATTGTGTCGCTGCATCGCATTTCACACAACAGGTAGTATCACGTGCTACTGCATTAGGGCTTGCATTACCACAACCACGGACGTATGAGTATGGAGGCTATCAGGCCGAGAGCATGGATCGGCTCGACTACCATCTAGTGCGATGGGTGGACTGGATCGTTCACACACTACGTATCGCACAGCAGTATCACCACGACCCCATTGCAGCACCGAAGTATACTCATAGCTGCAATCGCTACTTCCGGCCCTGTAGTCTTATCCCATTCTGCTATGGCGATGATGATGAGCAGAACAGGATACTTGGTGAACTGGAGTATGACCAATGGAGTCCCTTGGAGAAGGGCATCCTAGACGGCATAGGCACAGAATAACCCTTACGAGGATAGTCATGGACAACATCGAGTGGCGTCAAGCCTACAACCAAGCAGTCAACCATGCAGAGCGCATCACAACACCTGACAGCAGAGAGGCAGTGATGCTCATACTGCAACTGCTGAATGGCCTGTATGAGATGATCGAAGAGATGCAGCTTCAGGAGGATTGCTGATGGCACCATTACCAGCACCAACCTTTCAACGTCCTACAGTTGAAGATGCACGTATGTATGTCCTATTGTGGGGAGCATCAGGATGTGGCAAGACGACACTAGCTGCCACTGCTCCTGGCGTGAAGGCATACGTGCAGTTCGACAACCAAGGCATCACAAGCATTGCCAATCGCACTGACTTCCAACTGCTCGACTTGACTGGTGTCAGCTTCACATCAGCAATGATGGAGTTCAACAAGGCTGATCCGTATGGCATGAAGACATTCATCAATGCTCATCCTGACATTGAGACGATTGTCATCGACAGTCTTACGACACTTGCCTTCCTAGCACTACAAGCAGCAGTCACCAAGGCAGGAGGCAAGTCCAACATTGATGTTCCTGGGCAACAAGGCTACAGCGTTCGCAATAACATGATGCGACGTGTCGTTCAGGTCATCATGCAAGTATGCTCTGAGACAAAGAAGAACCTGATCGTCATCACACATGAAGGTACAGAGCATCAGGACGACAACGGCAACACCATTGAGATCACAATGGCCTTGTCTCGCTCATTGGCTAACGATGTGTCACTGCGCTTCAATGAAGTGTGGTTCATGCGTGACACAGGCAAGGAGCGACATGTATACCTGAGACCTCATGGCGTGTTCAGGCCAATGAAGTCTCGTATGTTTGAGACCAGTCAGGATGCTCGCTTCACGTGGCACTTCAATGCTGACACACTGACAGGTGAAGGCATTGCTGATTGGTTCATGCAATGGCAACAGAACGGAGGTAAGAAGATACCACTGCCCAAGAAATAGGCCGCTCCCGTCAGGAACGGCCCAAGTTGAAGTCCACACAAGGCCATAGATATATGGCCCATCACCCCACAGGAGACAAGGCCCATGAGTGGTTCAAGCTCGATCATGCGCTTCAGCCAGGACATCGCCTCGGCTGAAGCCCCGCCTCCACTGCCTGCACGCCAATACAAGGCAGAAGTCATCGGTGCATCCATCCGTCCTGCTGCATCATCTGGTGTGCCTTACCTGAACTTGCAGTTCCGTATCCCAGCAGAAGAGTATCCTGCTGACTTCCCAGATGGCGATCCGGATGGCACAGTGTTGTACTACAATCGCATACCGACTGAAGACAAGCCACGCAATCGCTACCTCATTCGTCGTGCTATGGAGCGGCTTGGTGGT